AGGATTGTCTACTCCTTGGTAAACTTTAATTGGTCGGCTGTACACTTGGCGATTCCTTGTAGTAAATATCGTAGGATCAAAAACTTGAACCACGGCTGTATTTGGGTATAAATATGCTTTGACAGTAATCATTTAATTTGCTCGTCTTTAACATATTTATCGGATAACGTGGAAGAACACTACAAGCAACTATTAAGTCAGTACCCATACCTAAGCCACGTTACCTACGGCGGTAATGACTACATTGGTATCATACAAAATTCAGACGAAGTTATCACAACAATTTATGATTTTGGTGCTCTGAAGGACGCAGAACTCAAGCGAGTTTTTCTAAATTTGGGAGAAACTTGGTGGTGGGAATCAAATAGGTTAATACCTATTAATGTGTTTCTAAAAGCAGATTGGATTGTTTTTAAAGGGTGCCTACGTACTATGAATAGTAAAGACGTTGAAATAAAGATGGGCCCTTATGTGAGCCTTAAAGAAATGGCTACTAAACGATCAAAGCGTAAATCAATTACCCTTATCCGCAAGGTTAGTTAATAAGTTTTAATAACTCATCTATAGTAATACTACTTTTAGAACCTTTACTACTATTTTGCTTTGCTTCAAGTATTTGTAAATTTGCAGGATGATTTACTATACTTTCAGACAGTCCTGCTTTCCACGCATCAAATACACTCAATTTATGGTCCACATGATATGTCTGCTGACCTAATACATATCCTTGTTCTTTTGCCCATTTTTGTGCTCGACTGCGTATTCGTCGGGCATAGTGGCGGAAATCTTTCATTTGCTCAGGAGTAAAATCTCCCCATTTCTTCCTAAGTGTCATTCTTAATTTATTATGAGTTTCTTCATTGTGTAATCTTTTTATTAATGATTCTTTCGTTGCTTCTTTCCGCTTGGTTGCACCTTCCCATTGTTTAGCAATTCTAATAGAATGTTGCTTGATATATTCTGGGCAATGATGTGCATTCTTAAGGCAGGTGTATTTTCCGCCAGTTCCTCGAAATAATGCAAGAGTATTGCATCCGTGATCACATAGTTGATTAGGCGGTATAGGGTTGTGGGTTTGTTTATGATAATGATACATAGACGGATTATTTGAGATATAATCGCAATGCTCACATTTCCGCGGGTAGCGTATACCTGAATGAACTTTATTTGGACAACCTTTACGAGACATAACTTTTCCTTAGTATAACTTTATTTATACTAAATCAAAAAATCACATGCCGTTACGTTCTTGCTCAGATAAAAGATTCATGTGGACTACAACTAAGTGGCTGTAGGCCACAGAATGGCTACGTTTGAAGTAATAGCTGTCATCTGTGGGCTTTTCCCACACAGTTTCTGCTACTTCCCGCCATGTTTTGCCTATTAAATGACGCTTTGCAGGTCTAATAACACTCAGGAACATGGCCATGCGGGCAATACTAGTTACTGCTTCGGGCATTTGAATTAAAGTCTTGTAGTGATTGTTAATGTGTATAAGTTTTCCGCAGAATTCTGGATCATAGAGTTTGGCCCAGTCTGGTTCTTGATCGATCAATGCCTGTAGATGTTCTTCACTCTTTATCTGCGTATATAATGATACATTTAGAAAGTCTAGTTTAGCATAGCCGCGGTCTTCAGCAGATTCATAATCAATGCTGGCAACACCAGTAAATGGATCCACGGGAATTGAAGTTGGGTACACTCCAGTATTGTGACGAATTAATCGGCCATCACGTAAGATACTCGCCGGAGTAGTTTTAAGCAAGGCCAGTGCCCGCTCACGATCTGGGAAGTCGATGTCGATGTCTGAACGAAATTTCATAGGCCTGCCCTTTGTAGTATATCTTTAACCCACTCAGTATCAGCCATATAGTCTTTAAATTTTCTTTGCCAAAAATCAGGATCTATCCAAGGTAGTATTATTTGTACTTGTTCATCAGTGAGCGAATCCAGGAAGGCGTGTCCACTATCACAATTAAATACAATCCAAGGACTAACCCTACCAGTGGCGATATGATGACAAATGCGATTGCTATTGCCGTATTTAAAATAGTCCACAAGACCATTTTTGAGTTCTGGATGTTCATCTGCATACGATTCCATTTCTTTTAAGGCACGTTCTAGTGCGTCTTGTACTGCTTCACGTTTTAAATACTCGTGTAAATATTCAACATAAAAACTGTCTTTACACCAGTGGTCAATCTTTTTGTTATTTTTCAGTAGCCATTCTAAGAACTGCGGAGGATTAACTCCACGTATGGCTACCATATGACGTCCCCATTTGACAAAAGCATTGTAGTAGGGCGACTTCACAAAGTCTTCATACGATTTTAATTTAGCTGAGCCCTGTGTCATTTCATAAAAGCGCAGGTATGCCTTAAGTCCTAGTTGTACACCGACTTCCCGTTCCTGTTGCCAACGGCGTTTTTGTTCACAGAGATGCACAGCCAGGGTTGATTCCTTGCTGAAAGTCTTTTCGCAATAACGACACTTATAACTCATTAATATAATTCACTAGATGTTTAACTAACACTATAACATCTTTACCATAGTGATGTCTAGCATTGAGGGGTAAATTTCGATCTTGCTCCATACACTCACAGCCCGACTGTTGCAAAAAGGCATTGCCAATAAATTCAAATGGTACGAATTCTGGACCCAAATTGCCAATTGTGGACATGTGTCTGTCGCAGGTATTGAATATGCAAAACTTAATGGATCGTTCACGTAAGTAAGCGGCAAACATCCTAAGATCTAATTTTAGGGCATCCAAATAGTGCTCATTAATATCGTAACGATACCGACTCAAGATATAATCACCAATGAGTTTGTGTTCGGTAATACTAGAGTAGTCTGCTGGATCTGAAAATACTGCTTGCATACCTTGACTATTGTAACTGACCCAGGGATCTTCTTTGTTAACAAACGGACTTTCCTGTCGATCGTAAAAGGTTAATCCTATAATAACAATGTCAATGGGATTTTGTTCTATGTAGTCCACTGTAGTTCTAATGATACGGCGATTACAACTACCAGGTTTAGCCAGATTCACAACCGAGCCACCTAACTCGTGTGCAAATTGCTCTTTGTAGTAATAGTTGTCCATAAAACTACAACCATTAATTAAGATATTCATAGGTCTTTTTTAATGTCTTTATCTGCCCAACCTAAGCCACGTGCATAGTCTTTGAGATCATCTTTAGTATTGATTTCACTCATCAGTTTAAGATCTTCATCTTTTAAATGTGGATGTAATTCACGTAGGAATTTGACTGCTTTATTATCAGTAGTAGTTTTTTTCTTATTAGTTATCCACTGATGATACTGTTGTCCCATACCCGGACTGACAGTCGTGGCCATTAACCATTGTAGTTTTTTATGCTGTGTGGTATTAACGTCAAAGAAGTGCTTGTTTAGATTTTCATTACAGCTCATTAGATAGTAGGCTTGTAGATCTGAGCTACCGCCCACAGCACTACCCCAACGAATCATTAGAAAAGGGCTAAACTTTTTCTTTTCTTCATCAGATAAACTGTCATAGAACCCACGGTTCTTACGATCAAACTGCGCCATTTCGTTTTTGATATCTAATTTATCTACTGTCATTGTTTAATCCAACTTATTAGGGCATCGGCAATCATACGGTGACTTATCGGACAGTTTGACTGCTGCCGGCCAACTATCGCCAAATGTCAAAAAGATCTGTGTCATACTGGGTGCCACATGGGAGGTTCTTTGTTAGGATCTCTAGTGAGTTCGTATATTACTTTAACACGATCAACAGCTTCTTGTAAAGCGGGATTTTGTTTGGCGGCTTCGAGTATACGGTTCCATTCATCCAACATCATTTTTTGTTGAACTTCGTAGTCCCAACCAATTACTATACGTTCGTTAGATGGAGCTCCCATTTCCCTGGCATAGGTTACCCCATTAGCCCGTTCATATACATAAGTGGCGCCAGGTTTAAGTCGTCCCACTTTACCATACCTTGCCGTAGTTAATGACCTCACTTTGGCGTGAGATATCTTTAATAAAATATGCACACATGGGTTTATCTCCCTCGGTCAATGGAATAGCTAATAGTTGTCCGGGTCTGAGTTTAGGAAAATACCATTTAACATCTTGATAAATGTCTACAATTTCTACAGGATGAAATTCTGGACGGAAGCTGGTAAGTGGATTAAATGTAAACACAGAAAAGCCACGATCATTAATTGACGTTAATGGAACTACTTCTAGATCACCAAAGTCTGGCTCACCAATTAAGATTTGCCAATCCACTGGCATACGTATAGTGTTCTCACCGATACGCAGGACCAGTGCTGGACTATTAAAACTTTCTAGAAAAATCAGTGGTATATAAAAGTAATCGGGTTCTTTTGGATTACTGTTATCTAATACGCAAAAGCGAACTTCGTCAACTTCGTCAGGAATTTGATTCATCGGATATGCTGTGTTATCAAGTGTTAATATTCTCATAGTGTTATTGTATAGGATAGGTTAGAAAATAGCAACCTATTGCCAATCAGTCTTTTCTATTGTAAAAGGATAGTTTGCTTCTTTGTAGAACTGCTTGCGTTTAGTCAAGTGTCTTTTTGCGAATTTGCAGGTGCTTGTAATATCCCAGATTTGTACGAAGTCTTTGTCCTCCGCCTTGCGTATACC